ATATTAAACAGGTTTCGGTTGTGTCCGCCGCTGCACCTGTTTCCTTTAACAACTCAACAGTCATTCTATCGAGTTTCTTTATTGGGTTATAATATTGTTGAATAACTGGGTATTCATTTTTAAAAATGAGTCGAGACGTTCCACCTGTTACGAGAGAACCAAAAACACCATTTAACATATTATCATCAGCCGTATCAAGATCTGTTTTTCCTCTTTGAGAAAAGAAAGTTCTTAATTCGTCAATTTTGAGGTGGACGAGTTTGTGCGCTCCACCTATACCGTTAATATGAGCAGCTGTTAATTGAGCCTGGACTATATTTTCGAGTGGTGTTGGGAAGAATGTAGTAAATTTTTGTTTTGAAGAATCATCAACAGAATCAACGATAACGGTGTGATATTCATATTCGAAATCGGGTAAAGTTGACTGACTAGTCACTAACGCCATTTATATATACTGGAGATTTTACTTCATCTTATAACTCGATTGTTCCTTGACGAGTTGTTGTCCGCCACAAACCCCACCTCGACTATCGGAATAGTACGAGTTACCGAGGCACGATGGCTTCGATTCGAGATCAAAAAGGGAACCTTCATTCGTTGTTTCAATTTCGATGGTCTGGTAATTGCTGGTTCGCATAGCGGCGAGAGCACATAACATCAAGAAGACAATCGCGATTGCCTTGAGAGTATTTTTGTTGGTGGCGTTGAGTTTCATTTGTTATGAACAAATATTTTTTATAAAGTGCGTTAAAGAATTTAGATTACTTTCAATATAAAGATTAAATGGACGGTGAGATTATCCTCAATAGAAGTGATACAAATGTAATGAAACTTGATGATAACGAACAGGCTCTTATGAATGAGATTGAAATTGAAATCCCAAGACCTCAGCCTGTGAAAAAGCAAATGCCAAAACCCATGAAGACGCAATTTACACCACCACAAACACAATCTTTTCAGGAAGATATTGATTCTTTCGCAAATCCAAATAAACAAAATCCACCTTCGGTACCACCACCAGAAGATCCAGTTGATTATGGTGAATACGAAGAAGAGGAACCGGGGTACGAGTATGCGGGCGGTGGAGGAGGTGGTGGAATGCCTTATATGGAAGAGGAAAAACCATCACCAGGCTATAAAACCATCGATGAAGAAAAAGCCGATCTCGTAAACAAACTCGGAAGACTCGAAAAGAAAGGGTTTACGGTAAACAAGAGATTGAATGTATATTCACCAATAGACGAACTTAGAAACGAAGTAAAGAGAATTACATATAGCATAGACGTTGATAAATCTATAAAGTTTTCGAGACGTATGCTCGTTGCGTGTACGACCGGTCTTGAATTCTTAAACAAAAAGTATAACCCATTTGAAATTCAGCTCGACGGTTGGTCTGAAAATGTTATGGAAAATGTAGACGATTACGATGAAGTTTTTGAAGAATTATACGTGAAATACAGAACGAAAATGCACGTTGCCCCAGAAGTAAAACTTATTATGATGCTTGGTGGATCAGCTATGATGTTTCACTTAACGAATAGTATGTTTAAATCAGTCATGCCTAACATGAACGACGTGATTAAACAAAATCCAGGACTCGTTCAGAACATGGTATCTGCGGTACAAAACACAGTTCCTAAATCTCAACAGGGTACGGGTGAACCAACCGTAGATGAAAACGGAAGACGAGAAATGCAAGGTCCGGGGTTTGATATCTCGAGTCTTATGGGAAATATCATGATGCCTCCACAACCACCAATGAACACAACAAGTATTAATAAACCAGACGATACGGAAATTGATATCGAAGACGATATTTCGGATATTGCCGAACCACCAAATTTTGATACAGGTAAAGAAGGTGGTGATGATGAAGTGCGAGAAGTCAAAGTCACCCAGACCAAATCGAAAAGAGGGGGTGGCAAAAAGAAAAAGACAGTCGAAATTAATTTGTAAACTTACTATAAATGATAGGGTATTGTCCTTTAGATGAAGACCCTATTGAGATACCTTCTCGGCGGCGAGAAGTTGCACCCCCGACCCCAGTCGAACCACAGGCGGCGGCGAGACCTAGACGTTCTAGATCTTTCCTCGGTGAAGACGACACGGAGTGCAATTTCGTCGTTATGTTTTTCATTGCGGGCGTAATTGCCTTAGCGGTTATGGACGCACTTCCTAATAAAAAGTGATCGACTAAACCATCTACCATCCTGCTTTTTCCAGCATGGTAAATGTGATTTCGTTTTTTAATTATTGTTTATGTACTTTTTGCCTTTTCGGTTATGATGTGTCCGTCATCGTCAGTACAGGATATATTGTACATTTGTTGATCTTTTCTTTCGCCTATAACTAACCAGCTAACATTTGCTGTAGAAGATGCGTTTTGACACGATATTGTAAGTGTGTTTCCAGATACTGACCCCTTTATTGCGTCCCAATCGGATTCGTTCGTTGTAAAACATTGAACGTCCCTGTTTAGTGCTTCAAATGTACCACTCGTCATGTTAGAAACTGTATCTAAGTTTATAGAAGCACTTCCGTTTACTAGATTAACTTTACCTCTATATATGAGATCAGCTTTTGGACTTTCTATGCAAGTGTGGGTAAGTGTATGTGTATTGCTCATACTTGGGAGTGGGTGATCTATTCTAAAGTTACTACTAGTTTTGTATACAGAACCGGAAACATATAGATCACCATAAGAAATACCACCACTACCCCCAGAAATTGAATCAATTATCGTCGTACCATAAACCGTTAGTATAGCACTAGAAGAGAAGGGAGTACCTCCAATACCAACAACCTTACCATTAGATCCACTATCAAAAGTAAGTTCAGGTGGGTTAGTAGTACTGTCATAAGACCACTGACTACTACTACTACCACCACCGGAAACAAAAGATGCAGGTAGTTGTCCTTGTATGCTACTTGTATTAGTAAAATCGATTCGAAGTTCATTACTACTATTAAATCCTAGACCACCGTTTGAGTCTAGAGAAACTTGAAGTTTATTACCACTAGTAAATCCTAAACCACCATTTGTTGTATCTAGATCGAGATTTAAAGTCGATGTTGGTCCCGGTCCCGATCCGGTTGTAACGGACATACCATGACCTAACAGACCCCACGAAGGTAAACCATTAGCGGTAGTCGTTAAGAGTATTGTGTCACCGACTGTCGGAGGTGCTAGAGATGTCAGTTCTGCACTAGTATTATCGTAATACATTAACCCCTTGTCGTGGTTAGTACTACTATCTTTACCCGTCCCACCTTGAAGTATTCCTAAAACATTTGCCATGCCTTGTGCGGCTAAATCGATTTTGAGATTACCATTATCGTTTATTATACCACCACCAGTTGTCATGGGCGGGAGCCAATTTAAACCCGAATTTGCTTCTTTCAGTGTCCCCGTTAGGCCAATATCTCCAACGACGTGGAGTTTATACGACGGAGTATTCGTTGCTGTCCCAATACCAACATTACCATTACTTTTTATTTCCATTTTAGTATCATTCAAATCGGCCGTTCCCGATGACCCGTTATCCCCACTATTGTCTAAACAGAAGTGTAAATCGGATGTACTATTAGTACCTGTACCTGCAGCTATTATAGCGGCTTTGAACGCGGCATTACTTAAGTTACTAACACTGGGTGTTCCTAGAAGTAATCTTGAGTTATTATATTGACTAGTGTTCGCGATTAATAAATCTGCATAAGTTACTGAAGAACCTACTATATTTACTAAGTGTGGAAAATCCGAAGTTCCGACGGATACGTTAGCCGATGATGCGTATATGTCAGTACCCGAAGTGGACCAAGGACTCTGACCACCTCCGCCTCCACCTCCACCACCAAACGTTTGTGCGGTTCCGTTAATTCTTAAACTACCCGTTAAGTTTATATCACCGTCGACGTCTAATGGGTATGCGGGGTTTGTTTCGAAAATACCGATCTTTTCACATATTAAACCCCGTGATTTTATTAAACCACTGGTTATTATGGCGCGATCTGGTGCACCTTCGTTATACAGATCAGTGGCCGAGTTATAATCTGGTACAACTCTTTTAGCTGAATAATTGGTACCATCGGTAGCTATAAAATGTTTAAAGTTACCAATTGCAAACCCGTCCGTACCTTGAAACCCGGTGCTAAAACCTGCACTGTTCGGTATGTTACCAAAATATGCATCGTCCATAACAGTTACGGTTCTCGTAGTTACACTACCATACGTGTTAGTTTGCCATAGATCAGTACCAGTTCCCGATGATTGAAGGGTTTGTGATACACCATTTATCCATAATTGTGTAGTTGCCGTACCAATATTAGGCGTACTACCCGGTGTATTATCGTATTTAACGCATATATGATACCATTTGCCCTGATCAAATGTGTAGGATGTTGTATATCTCATATTAGCCGGAGTGCTTTTATAGTCTACCACAAAACCTGAACTTGTAACTATATGTGAAATACTGTTTTGTATATTTTGGAGTGGGTCTTTCGTTCCGAATATAGTATTATTGAAATTATTCTGTGCTTTTAGTGGCATAAACCAATACGATGTTGTAATTATCCCATGATTACTAGATGTTAGTTGATCACCAGTTATAGGACAATATACATCCATGAGCCTACCATTTGCATAATTAATGTGACTTCCATTAAAAACTAAAGCGTTATACGTATCATTATAAGCCGAACCTCCTTGACTTAATGTTAATTTTAACTGGTATCTATGTTGTGTCGTTGTAAGACTGGGTTGTTTCCAATAAAATTGCCACCACGGGTTTCTTTCGTGTACATCATTTTTACAATACCAACTCCCCCCATCGTAAAAGAAACAGTGTTTAGACATGGTATTATAATGTGTAGATAAACCATCAACTATTACATTAGATGCTTCATGACTGTTTATAAAAAGTTTTCCACCCTGTATATCTTGTGAGCCTGCAACTACAAGCCTATGATTGATGAGAGGATTTGCTGGTGTATTTGGACTTTCGTAAGTTTTATCCGATCTTTTATTGGGGTAAAACGTAGTCATGTCCAATCCGTCATTTTCTTTGATATCAATATCATCGAATTCGGGTACGCCTATACCAACGTTACCTAAACCCGTTAATGTTAATCTATTATAAATTCCACTCGCTTCTTCTAACGTTTTAGAATAATCCTGACCTGCTTTAGACCATACTCGTCTGCTTGCGTCTGCTGGTACGGGATTATTTTCAAATACCATACCCTCTAAACATATTGTTGGTGCTTTTATCCGTATTCTATCTGGACCGTGTGTATTAGATCCTCTTACATGTCCCGATTTGTATATTAACAATTCAGATTTATGAATATCACCCGTATACTGTGCCGTGTTTTGTATATACGATTCGAATAAACCAGTTTCCGCGACTGGGTTACCAAAAATGAGTTTTCCGGGATGGGTAGCTGAATCTAGATAAGACGTGTCCCCACCTACTGTTAAACTTGCACAGTCTAGATTCCCTCCTAAACTTGTTTTTCCAATCATTTTTATCGTTGGTGTGAAACGTTTAAATGTAAATACGGTCGAACCAGTTGCCCAACTCTGATCTGAACCTGTTGTTCTATGTTCGTTTCCGTATAACGTTCCATCAGAGTATGAACCTGAAAAGATTATAAATTCACCATTTTTTGATATCGATGTAGGCAAACCACCGAACTCTTTACTTTCTGATTCTTCGTGGTAATTAGCCCAGTTTTTACCGTTCCAATCCATTAAATTATACGTATTCGGACCTGCACCCTCCCCATTCCCGATGGATCCTTGACTGACGCTTTGCCACTGAGTTGTAGGTTGGCCTGGTTGGGGATTATAGTCCCAATACACGGTATTTTCTACAAACCCATTACCAATTATAATACGCGTACCGTCGTAATTCATGTGTAAGGTAGCCCCGAACCCTATTGATGTATTTACTATTGGTTTATCGGTCATAAAAAGATATTGTGGTGTTGATGAAGTTAACGGTTGTTCCCATGATGCACTAAAAAAACATTGCCTACCTGGAGCTGAAGCTGCTATTATACTACCATCCCTATTTATAGCAACATGGTGTCCAAATGCAGCGTATGTGGATATTTTTTGTCCTCCATTTTCTACCATATGATTGGTAACTCTCTTAACATTTGAAAATTCAGATGAAAATGTTTCGGTATATGTAGGAAATACTATATTCACCCCGGTCCCCCATGGCATGGTACGTGGATTCCATGCATACCCTCCTTGTCCGTATGTTCCGGATTCTTCAAGTACGGTTACTTCACCACGTTCATACGCATCAGTAGAATTTTGTGCCACCGAAGGGTTAACCGATCCGGGGGCACCAATTATAACAACTTTACCGTCTCCAGATATTTTACACGAATACCCAAACCCGGAATTTTGAGGACCACCTTCCACCTTTAGACTTACTATTGTGGAATCTTTGGGCCAACTTCTAATTTCAACTTTGGGGTTAGTATCTGGATTTCCAATGACAAATCTAGAATCGTCGTCATCAGCTATATCTACGGACCAGCCAAACTTACCAGATATAGTTGAAAGATAAGCCCCGCTTCCGGAGGCGCTTGTTTTACGTTGTGACCAAGCTGTTCTATTGTTATTAGTCGCATCGAAAACATAAGCCCTGTTATTTCCCCGCGAACCTATTATCAAAGTATCACCCGCTGCATCTATAGCAATTGAACATCCAAAATATGTTGTAAGGTTAGGGTTTCCTTCGGGGTCTTGTATCACTGCTCGAAATTGAGTACTTGTTCTATTGGATGTATATACATACACTCTTCTATTACCAGCAATTGCAAATACAGTACCAGCATTATTTATGGCTGAACACTGACCAAAAGAGCCGTCTGTGAATGCTGGACTCACACCAGCTGCAATTAAATTATCATATTCTGAAGGGTAAAGTTGAGGTACAAGTTCTTCAGACATTATAGTATATTAGCCCATTTTAATTAGTCTGGATTGGCGTACGCACTTTGTGTGTTACTACCTATACCAAAATTTATAATCGTATTATTTCTTTCCCCTTGAATAGATATACCTGAAAGATTACCCCCATATCCTATGAAACCGCTAGATGATGAACTGAAAATATCGCCTGCGACTGATAATTTATGATCGGGGGCTGTGTTCGATATACCAACATTCGAATCCCTATTTATAGTTGTACTATATGAACCAGTACCTGCGGTCCATAGAGATGATCCTCCACCACCTCCACCAAACGTTTGTGCGACCCCGTTAATTCTGAAACTACTACCAGTCGACATGTTAATATCACCTGCAACGTCTAACGGATAAGATGGAGTAGTGTTTAATATACCAATTTTACCACTATTATCAAGTATCATTGTCGGTGTCCATGTACCAATTTTCCCATGAATATCAATATTGGTATAATTTATTTGAGTAGTATTTAGTCCTATAGGTGAAATCTCATTCACAATAAATAAAATTCTATCGTAGGGATCTTCGTTATTTATATCCGGTGTTCTAGTGAATACGGTTTGTGTGTAACCTGTACCACCCCAATTCTCCCCTTTATCACCAGTATCGTATATAAGATTGTAGTTTACACCATCGTTACTACCGAAAGTATATGATATTCTCGGTTTATGAGGACTGTATCCAACGCCTATATCTAATTTTTCGACGAAAATTTTATTTGGTAATTGAATTTCTATCCATTCACCTTTATACCCGGAAACCTTTTCTGTTGTACCTATATATCCCCAATTATAAAGAGTATTGTTACCGGGAGACCAACTATTGTTCCATTGGTCATGTACATCATCAAACGCTCTCCACGCATTCAATACACTTGTAGATGCACTTACCGTATATCCAGATGAAGAATTACTCGTTAATGCAAGTGTAGGAAAAACGGTGCTAGCACCGAGTTGGTATGTTCCCCACGTTGAAGATGATCTTGTTGCTCCAGAAATTCCAAATTTTGCGCTAGTTTGGTTATTAGCCCAATCTAAGTTTATACCAGATAGTTCTGTACCACGACCTATAAATCCATTGTTACACTTAATTTTTCCAATAACGTCTATAGATTCGGACGGTGACAGGTTATTTATACCTAACATACCGCCCAGTGTTTGAGGGTGTTTGTATATGACGGCGCGTATATCTTCGTGTGTTCTATCGTACCCCGTACTTACATCAAATGCTATTTGACCACCTTTTAACCGTATTCTATCTGGACCGTATGTACCACCACCAGTTGCATCCGCGTTATCGTTACCTTTAAACAGTAATAGTTCGGCTTTTTCATCACCTTCATAAACGCGATTTTCTATAACCGTGAGTTCATATGCATTATCTGATTTTGAACCACCGAAGTATATACTTTTATTACTCGTACTCGAATCGTCGTTTGTACCTATAGATATACCTGTCCCCTGAATAAAACCTCCTACAGTTACGTTACCTTTAACAACCATAGACTGATTGATGTTGTATGCCCAAATATTTGACATACCAGTAAGAAGTTGGCTATCCGAACCAGCTACTGTTGTAGTTGCACCCCCTATGTATGTTATATCAGGTACAGTAAACCCATTTGGTCTATTTCCACTAACACCACCGTTACCCAGATATGAACCGTGTATTGAATGATGGTGTTCGTTTTTTCCTATAGCTACCATTTCGCCTTCACCATCAACAGATACTGATTCACCAAGTGCATGTGCATAATCTACATAGTAATAATGTAATGAAGTCCAACCACCTGTTATATCAACCATTTCATTTGGAAAACTTACCCACTGATCTCCATTCCAATCGAATATGATAACATTACCTTGTCTAGATTGCCATTTGAAACCTGGTGCACCAGAAATTATACGCCTACCCGAACCATCAAAACGTGCAGACCATCCAAGCATCATGTTAGCTTGGGGAGCAACTATATGTTTAGCAATTTCTCCCATCTCTTTCCATTCACCATCTATCTGATCCCAATCGAGTGTATATATTCTCCCTGACATGGCATGTGGCGCCGTATTTGATGTACCGTAACTTCCAGGTCCACCTGCTAATATACGCGTACCCGCCCTGTTTATATCTACAGATACACCAAGTGCATCCATCCACCTAACTTTTGTAGGGTGTGTATCATCTGTCAAACCTATACCAGTTGTACCTATAACAGATGTCATAGAAACGTTACTGGTCCAGTTCGTACCATTATTTAAAACGGTATGATTATGATACACGTGTGCGTTACCGGTATATTGAAATGAGTTAATATTACCTATTTCTCCCTGTACTTGATCCCATAGAGACCAAGTATTTCTTATTGCTGGTTCACCTACGATTATCTTATCGCCTATATCTGTTATACCAAGAGAGTATCCAAAATAAAAACTTTGCCATGTTGCGGGTGTGTAGTTATTGAAGTTTGGTGGTTGTTGTGAGTTTGATAAAGTTCCTGAAGGTGAATTTAAGGTTTGTTGTAAAATATAATTAGCACCATTCCATTTGTATATATAAACTTTACCTTCGGATACGGGTATACTGTTAAATGTAATACCACCACTATTGTCTGGTATTAACGTGTTATAGAAAGGTGCACCAACAACTAATATGTTACCATCGTATTGTGATAAAGCGACGGAGTGTCCAAACCCTCCTTGTTGTGATACTTCAGAACCTCTCTGTGTCCATCCATTATTATTACTATTCTTTGTAAATACTCTCGCGTAACCATTAATATTCGATACAGTTCCAAACCATGTCCCTGGTGCACCTACAGCTACCATATCTGCATTATCTGTTCCGTCGAGAGATTTACCAAAATCTTCACTAGGGCCGGAAGCAGTAAATAATAACCCATATATAGTTATACATTGTTCATTGATATCAAAAGATCCGCTAGGGTCAACAGTTCTATCTTTAAACACAATTCCAAAATATGTATACGTGGTATTTATTGAAAGGTTATGAGTCCAAGAACTATCCTCATTAGGGTTATTGTATACAAAATTACCTAAATTTGTCCAGTTTGTATTGTCATTACTTCCTAATACAGTCAAATTCTTGTATTTATCATACATAGAAATATAGCTCTCAGTAAACATAATAACGGTAGGTTGAAGTCCAACTGAAGTTTGTACTTTAATCCATTCACCTGATACACCTCCTAAACTATTAGAACCAACGTATGTACCAGGAACCCATGTACCACCAGACCACCCAGTGGGTTGATTGTTTGGATAATTATACACAAATGATGAATTAGTCCAACCATCATTATCAGTCCACCAATGACTACCCCCGTCTAGATCACCAATAATAACATGAGCATCTGGTCCATCCGATGGACCAGTAACAGAATCGGTTATTGTATACGTAATACCAGAAACTGTCTGAGTTGCACTAGTTAACCTACTAGGAGGATACAGTGTAGTTCCGGTACGGCTTGGGTCACCTGTAATTGTGTGTTCGTGTTTCCAATCCTTTGTTGTTTCGTTATAAATGTATACGTTACATAAATTCTTTAGTGGTTCGCCCGTAAACATTCTCTGAACTGTACCTTTTTTACCTCGTGATAATTTGGAGCCACTAGGTAGCCAATATGACGAAGTATGAACGTCTGCTAATTCCTGTACATATTCAGGATCTATAGCGTGTGTATTATTTGCATTAGTACTACTACTTGATCCAGTATTAGACATTATACTATAGTTTAGTTATATTAATTTTATGACCTGACGTCCCAACTTCCACCCTGGGCTGTAATTGTTGAAACTGATATAGTTCGCGATGCTTCACCTGTAATTGATGATGCAGTCACACCTGTTAAATTGGAACCATCACCTCTGAATGAAGTTGCATTTACTGTACCGTTAACATCTAATGGGTATGCGGGAGTTGTAGTTCCTATACCAACATTACCAGTATTGTAATATATAAGTGTAGTACCACTTGCCTGTGTCCAGTAACCTCCACCACTACCAGTACCACCAGTATTATCTGTACCCCATACTGGTAATCCATTTGCATCTGATTTAATAACTTGACCGGCTGTTGTCGATGCAGTTGTACTTACTAATTTACCATTTGTATCGACATATATAACACCTTTATTAGTTAAATTAGAATCTACAAACCCATTCGTACCCGCGGTAAATTGAGTCGCTTTAAGTTCACCCGTACTTGGATTAATTGTTAAGTTTGTATTTATTTTAACATTATTACCAATTAGAAAAGCAACATTTTGATCTGCGTTTGTTGAATCCGATGCGTTTGCTATTGAAGCCGCCGATCCGGACCACGCGGTAGCTGTTAATGTACCGGATCCTACACCTATTTCGTCGACTAATATTTTTTTGTTTGCGTCTCTCGCGACCAATGTACTCGCTGTATTCGCCGTGTCACCTTGTACGTCAAACGTACCTGCGACAGAACCGTCCCAAGGACCTCCTGTTAAGTAAGCACCCGAAGATAATCCGTGAGTTGTGGGAGAACCTACCGTGGCTGCACTAGCCCATTCGAGATGATTACCGGTACCTTTTGACTGTAGAAAGTGTCCGGATGTACCGGGTGTAAGTTTAGTTAACGTGACCGATCCACCGACAGTATTAGCCATGAGAATTTGACCTTCGGTATAAGATGTCTGACCCGTCCCACCTTTATCGAATTCAACGGTCCCCGTTCGTATCTCGTGACCTTCAATAGTTACTTTACCTGCACCCGAACGTGCTATTGTGGTATCCGATGCGTGACCTAGTTCGATAGATGTAAATTGAGGTGAATCTCCCGTACCTAATCCAAGAGCTGTTGCAGCTGCAGCTGCAGTTGCCTGTCCCGTTCCACCTCTCGCTATTGGAACTGTTCCGGTTGTAAGATTACCGGCATCTAGAACAGTAAGACCTGTAGTTACACCCGTCCCTCCACGTGCAGTATCAACTGTTCCACTCGTAAGGTTAGTTGCATTTAGTTGTGCTAAACCTGTAGCTACACCCGTTCCTCCACGTGAAGTAGTAAGTGTTCCACTCGTAATATTACCAGCGTTAAGTTGGGTTAGACCTGTAGTTACACCCGTTCCTCCATCACCTATACCTAATTCACCTGTTATTGACGAATCGTTTAATTTAAGTGCAAGTTTACCATTTTCTATAGCTAAGCCTCCATTTGTTTTTGTATCTACGGATAATGAATGTGCTACGGATTCACCGGTTGTTGCACCTGTACTTGCAATACCATCACCCCCCGTAATTGTAGAAACGTAATCTCCAGACGTTTCCGTTCCTAGAGCGACGTCACCCGTTCTGACGGTTTGACCGGCTACGGCCATGACACCCGCACTTGATCTCGTAATCGTTGTATCTGATGCATGACCTATATTAACTCCAGTGAACTCTGGTGAATCACTCGTTCCTAGTCCTAAATTATCTGCAGCTGTAGACGCAGATGTAGCACCCGTTCCACCTCTCGCTAATGGAACTGTTCCAGATGTAATATTACCGGCATCTAGAGCAGTGAGACCTGTGGTTACACCCGTCCCTCCTCGAGCTATGTGTAGTGTACCAGAACTTGCACTTGTTGCGTTTAACCCTGTTAAACTTGAACCACTCCCTATAAAAGAAGGTGCGGTGATATTTCCCGATGCGTTTATAGCACCAGATGTTGATAAAGATGTTCCTGTATTTGTAATAATGATCGTGTTTGTTGTTTGATTATCCTGATTAGTAACTTGTTGTAGATTTCCGACTGCTCCTCCAGAACCTGATATACCTGTTAAAGCACTTCCGTCACCTCTAAATTTGGCACCAGATTGGAGATTTATATCTATGGTAGCTACGTTACTATTTTCGAGGGCTTCCTGGAGTGTGGATGCAGTTCCACCTCCACCTCCGCCCCTGTACTTTTGTACATTTCGACCTGTTTCACAACAACCGGGCATTCTTACAAATAAGAATGATTATAATTTAGATGTTAATGAAACATTCACCTTTTTTAAACGGTGTTTCATCTTCATTTTTTTGTGAATTTAAAATTGGTATATGAAACCCACCTTGTTTATATACTTTTAAACGTTTTTTATACATGGCGTGACATATCGACCATTGATCGAATATATCGTAAATGTGTGGGTTATTCTTCTTACCTTTTGTTTCGCGCATGATTCGTCCTATAGATTGAACGATATCCGATTTGGGTGTCGCTAAAATAACTGTATCGAGGGTGGGTATATCGAGACCTTCGTGTGCTTGACTAAACGTGGCGAATATGATTCGCTTTTTACTCGATTCTGCTAAGTCAGCTTCTTTCATACCACCCATGTATAAACCCGACGTTTTCTTAAAACTTTGGTGCATGACTTCGCAATGGTGGCGACGATCACTCAAAACGAGAACTTGGCGCGTTGTTTTTACTATATCCTTTATGAGTTGTAGAATAACTATATTTCTTTGTCTATCCTCCGTAAGTTCTGTAATCATGGTCGCGAGTGATAATTTACCGAAACGTGTACACGGTGGTGGATCTTGAAATCTATCACACCTATATTCTATAGGGAAAACCTCGACCTGTTCTTGATTTTTACGTTCGACTTCAAAAAACGTTGGTCCCATAAACCAGTGTAAAACTTTCGTGAGACCATCTTTTCGCGTAGGTGTAGCCGATAAACCAAAAACGTGTTTAGGGCACATTTTGAATAGAGATTGTGAGAATACTTTGGCGCATATATGGTGTGCTTCATCAACAATGAGCGTACCGATAGAATCAAAATCGCTGAATGAATACTCTTTGAGTGATAAAGATTGGAGCATTGCAATTACAAAATCACACTCCGTTTCTTTTTTGTCTTGTTGTACTATTCCTATAGAAGCACCCGGACAGAACTGTTGAATACGTTCGCGCCATTGATTCGCTAAAAATTCTTTATGAACGACAATCATCGTTCTGTATCCTAATTTACACGCTATGGCCAAGGATACTGTCGTCTTCCCAAAGCCACAAGGAAGTGATAAAACACCGTGTCCGGCTTTGAGTGCTGCATCCAGAGCATCGTTTTGATGCGTTTCATCACGAAGTTTTCCATTAAATTTAGTCGATATTTTAACTGGCTCTGGACGACGATCTTCTTTGGGAGGTCCGAACTTATCTTCCCCGTAAAAACGTGGTACACACAATCCAGATTTTGCCTTTCTAAATACTTTAAACGGTGGTGGTGGGAATCCGAACTCTGTATTTATAACGGCACGAACCGTAAGTTCTTTTTTTACTTCATTTGAATCATCTGTTATATATCCTGAACGTGTTAGACTCATTTAAATAGTATTAGTTTAAAAACTTTATATACTTCAATACCCACGAATATCCACTATGTTCGTGAGTATTCCAAACACCGTTAAATTGTATTTCTATTAAAACACGGTCACCTCTCTCGAGTGACTGAACTGGTTTATCACCTTCTACGTTACACATGACTCTACGGTACCTAAATGGTACTTTTAGTTTCAGAACATTTCCTTCGAGTGGATTATCAACCTTGTTTTTGTAGAGTATAACATTTGATTTTCGTTCGTGCGTTTTTTCGACATATTCTCTAAATTTATCGGGTATTGTTACCCTTATATATTTTTTATCATTATATTCATACATCGGTTCGTATATTTTAGCTTGTACGGGTATTAACATTTATAAGTATAAACGTCCTAAACCTATAAGTATTTTTTTATATGTGAATATTAAGATGGCACTATGTTTATCAACGAAAATGCCCATAAAAATACCCTCTAAACAGAAGTCTAAAACATGGAAGTTTACTGGTGAATTTTTACTACGTAAACAATTTCAGAAAGATCAGGTAGAGTTTGGTAAATGGACGAGGGATCAAATTATCGAACTTGGACCAACTTTTGTTAAGATAGGTCAAATAGCATCTTCGCGCGTTGATTTGTACCCATTGGAGTTTACACAACAACTCGAATCTTTGCAGGATAACGTACCTCCAATTGATAAAAACGTTGTTCGATTAATGGTTAAACCTCATTTGAATAATAATGATTTTTCATATTTTGATTATGAACCGTTTAAATCGGCAAGTATAGGACAGGTACACAGGGCGAAATTATCGACAGGTGAAGAGGTTGTAGTAAAACTTAAACGACCAAACATATACAATATAATGAAAAATGATACAGATAATATTAGACAGATCGTTGAGTTTCTTGAAAAAATGGGTATAGATACAGGTACAAATACGGGTTACGTTCTCGATGAATCCATAGATTTTTTATTAGCGGAATCGGATTATAAAAAGGAAATGGATAACGCAAAAAATTTTAGAAAACGAATGAAAAAAATAAGATGGATGAAAGTACCTAAAATATATACCGATATATCTAACGAAAATATGATAGTTATGGAATACGTCCCCTCTGAAAAACTTGATAATATAAGTGACCCGCGTGTAAATAAGAAGAAAGTGTGCGAAGCTCTTCTAAATTCATATGTTATTCAGACAATGGATAAGGGTTTTTTTCACGCAGATCCTCATCCGGGTAATTTAGGTTTTTCTGGTAATGGAAAACTTGTTTTTTATGATTTTGGACTTGTTATTGATATATCCGATGAAATGAAAGAGGGTTTCAAGGAAATGTTTTTACACATAATAAATAAGGATACAAAAGGTATTGTTGATGTACTCATACGTTTGAAAGTTATTTTACCGACAACTAAAGATACGAGCGACATTGAACTTTTTTTTAAAACAACACTCAATTATTTAGAAACGCTCGATGGTAATAATTTGAAAGATGAAATATTAAACGATGATACTTTACTCAAATTAGCGCAAGAAAAACCGTTTATAATACCAACGTCTTTCGTGTATCTCGCAAAGACGTTTTCGACTATTGAAGGTACGTGTGTAAAACTTGACCCTAACTTTACGTATATAGAGTACCTCGAACCTATACTCAGAGAACAGATATCCGATGTTATAGATATAGGTAGTGTGTTTTCAACCGCAACAGAAATGCCTAACCGTGTAAAGAATATAAGTACAGCGGTTTTGGGTATGGAAAAGTCTCGCGTGTCTATGAAACGATCTATAGATAAAACGCGTCGTGAAATGAGGTACGTGCAATACAGTGTTTTATCTGCTGTATTTGCAGGTAACTTGTTAGAACAATATAAAGAGGTATCTATATTTTTATCGTTATTAAGCCTTGATTTAGCGTTTAGGGCTTTTCGTAAAAATCAATAGCGGTCGTTTCTGTATTTGGTGCGTTTTTACACTGTTTTTGGTTGGAAAAGAACTCTTTATGTTTTTCGAACAAATTCTTGGAACGTTCAATTTCATCTTGAGATATTTCTTTTAACTTTTCTTTCATAGTATCTATTTCTCCATCTCTTTGTTTACGAAGTTTTTTCCCGAACTTCTTAAATTTCTTTTGTGTTGAAGCAAAATTGGTCGCGATTGTGGAAAGTGAAAACATTTTATTACTTATTATTCTATAACATTTTTATTTACGCACCTCCTGAAGTGATTTTTTTCGAATGATATAAAGATATAGTTCTATTATATATAATGGAAATTACTGTTGAACGATTTAATAACGGTAAGTACAATTTAAATACTATAGCAAACGATCAGTATATAGGTAACACGTTAAAACAGGGGTACGAGTGGGATGGTTGGATGCGACACGATGTGGAAAAATATTATAAACCAGGTACAGATATTATCGACATAGGTGCTAATATAGGGTATAATACACTCATGTTTTCTGATTATGGACCCGTTTTTTCATTTGAACCTGTTTTCTTTGAAATTGCTAACATGAATTTAAAGTCGAACGAATTAAAAAACAAAGTATCCATGTACCCGTGTGCATTATCAGATACAGTAGGCGAAACGGTCGAAATGTATTTACCTAAAAGTGTTGAAAATGGTGCTATAAATTATGGTGGTACGAGTATGTTCCCAACCGAACATCACGATATGAATAGTAAGATTAACGCAATAACGGATACTCTTGATAACGTGTATAAAGGTACACCTTCCATAATCAAAATGGACGTTGAAGGTGCAGAGATGAATGTTTTACGGGGATCGATCGGTATACTAAAAAAACATAAACCGGTATTATTAATTGAAATCGGTGATTATAAAAATAGTAAAATACCCGATTTTTTGAGAGACGAAGTTGGATATACATGTACACCCGAATCGAGACCCGAACACATTTTTTTATACGTTTAAAGAATATTCGACTATATATTTTATATGAAATGGAACCTCAATTAGATGAAATTATAACAATAAAAGATAAAGAAAAAAAATATAATATGCCGTATTTCAATTATAGAATATGTTGTAATCATAACGTAAACGGTGAATTAGAATTATTAAAATCTATTGTTAAAAATACACCCAAAGCATGTATTTTTGATGTTGGTGCAACTGGTTCTCCATTTCCGGATGAAATAAATAAAGATATGTGTTTACATTTATTTGATCCAGATTTTAAACCTTCCGGTAAAAATTGGGGAAATACGATGTTTAAAAAAGAGGTAAATTATGACGCAGAAAATGTATTTGTCAATAAAAGTGCATTGAATGACACAGATAATACATTATACGAATATTGTACTAAAAAAGATATTTCACATATTAATTTTTTGAAAATAGATACAGATGGTCATGATTTAGGTGTTTTGAAAGGATTAAAAGACATAACGGTTGATATGGTCCAATTTGAATATGATAATTTTTATAGGAATAATAATATCGATATAAATGATATGTTTAAAATGTTACCAGAATGGCATTTCTTTTACATATTACCATCTGGTTTAATACCTATAGAAAAAATGAGAGATGATTATATTTATACTAATATATTTGCGTCTAAGAAGTATCCTACAGATATAATAAAAGATTTCAAACTTATATTACAAAATAATATAATTGAAACGGAACATGTTGGCGAATTCGTATTGGGTATATATTGGGAAGATACACAATTTACTCCAGATATATTCAAATATAATTATTGTATTGATTTGGATAAACCCGACATGACATATAAAAATTTTAGTGTAGAACAGGCATTTGAAAGGTATAATTCAATATACGATAAATAAATTATTTGTTTAGGTCGTGTACTAAATCGTCTATACTTTTATAGTACCGTTTAAGGTCTTTCATGAACCGTTTACTTTTTCCGAGATCTTCATCTTTCTTTCTATTCTTATAAATATACGCCAAATTCGATTTCGAGTATCGGGTTCGTTTTTGGTTCTCGTTCGGTTTTCTTGGAACGAGTTTTTTATCTTTTTTCGCAACGCTTTGCATAGGTTCAACGCGTTTCGTAAAACTAATAGCTTGCATGACCGTATCGGCAAGATCGTCTTTCTTCTTGGATGCATTGAATATAGGAATCCAATGTGCATTGATTGTGTTATTCCAAATGAATTGTTGACACCTTTCTATAGACGCCTTTTTACGTTTATTATACATGACTTTACCCGGACCTGCAAAGTCGGGTATTTTGAAACGTGCATCGTAAATAATCGTTTCGGCCTTAGGGTTACGTATAACAAAGTACGCGTGTAAAAAATGTTCAACTATTTTCATTTTCCTGTTCTTATCAGGTTGTTTTTCTATGAGAATCGTATCTGCTTGTAAAATCCACTTCTTTTCATCTAAATGGTTTCGTAGCGAAACGAATAAGCCGTCTTTATGTTCAGGGGGTACCCCGGAAACATCCCACTGAACAATAAGATTGGACGTTTCATCGAGCATACACATTGCAAGATTGCGTATACCGACGTCTATACTTAAAATCATTAATATAAAGAAAATTTATATCTTTAAATACTTATATATATTTTTTCGATGCTTTATTCATCGCACCTTGTCCCGCTGGCGACATAGCAACCATAGCTACCGATAACATGACCATAACAATACCAATAACAGATGCAATAGCACTTGCCATCATTGGACCTGTTGCCGCACTAATCATTTCGGCAAACCCACCGGCTTTACTTTTCACTTCGGCATCGAGTGACGCGACCATACCGCTTGTAACCTTATTTACGATCAAGGCATCCGTGAGTGCTTTTTGGACCGATTTAGCCGCCAACTTAGCCGTTAAGTTTTGTGTTCGGTCAAATGGTGCATGATCACAATCTAAATCACCGGCAATGTTCATCGTATCAGATTGGATACTGACCTGTTCCATAACAAGGTTGTTTATATTTTCGGTCTGAATTGTTGTATCAACAATATTTTTAATTTCCATATTTACAGTTTGTTGTAAATTTTGTTTATCACCAATTTGCATATTACCAGCCTGTGTTGATTTTTCCATAGCGGCAGATGCACCTGCTTGCATTTCTGCGGATATTTCGTTTTTCATCTGTACAATCGTACTAGGTATCTGCTCGACATCTGCTTGCATATCTGCATCGAGTTTTTGTGCCGATGTATACGGACACCTGAGCATTGACCCACCTATATTCATGGTCATTTTTTGAATACTGGTTTGTGAAGCTGCGACCGATTGTGTATTTTTTGTGATTTGTTTATAAATGGATTCATTTACAGCGCTCATATTAAATGTTTGCTCTATAGATTGACTTCCGCCTCCACCCATGTTTATAGTTGCCTGAGAAAAAAATAAAATGTAATAATAATAAAGTATGCCAGGTGCTGACTCTGGAGATAGAGCTAGCTGTCATAATCGAAGATGTGTTTCATGCTCATATAAAAAAGACGATCCTTTTGATTTACCAGACACTTTAAAAGTTCCAGAAGGTGAAGATATAACAAACAAAGATAAATTTTATGCTGAAAATATTGATTGGTCTCGCATATACGGTAAAAAATTCAAATCAGCTGGAATAAACGATTGGGGTAAACTAGTAAGCGATTACTCGAACGACGCGGGTACTCAAGCTTCAATGAAATCTACTATTGATGGTTATTTAGCAAATAATACTGTAAGCACTTTACCCTGTTGGGACAGAGATTGTATAAACTGCAAAGCCGGTAGGCCAGACATTCACGGGAATTGTTGGCTTGGAGAAGATTATAATCAGCAGGTTTGTATAAATGATTGGGCGGGAAAAAACCTCAACAAGTGTAACGAGGATAAAGAGGGTGATATTGATACAACAGATGATTGGACTACAGACGAACAATGTTTGTGTTTCGGTGAGGCAAAGAAATATAACGGTGTAGATGTATCGAGTGCTCTTTTAACGGGGTTATATGCAATGGGAAATTGTAGTAATGGGTTTAAGTGGGGTGAAATGGCGGATAATTTCTGTGCTAAACCAGAAAACTTTAAAGCGAGTATTGGTAATGGACGGTGTTTAGATAGAAACCCGGGTGCTCGAAAAGAGTATTGTAAACTTGATGATAATATCGTAACAGATAGTGATAATTGTTCTAAAGCTAAACTTGGTGAAGATGATTATAACGACGTGGGTATTTCGTATTGTAAAAGAGACGGTGAAGATGCAAAACAAGGTGGTAAACGACAAGCGTGGTGTAAGTGTTACAATTTAGATACCGGTGTGTGTGAAACGGATTTGGACGCGGCTGGGTGTCGTAAGGCTCGAGACGGTGTGGAAAAGAATAAGAAATATTTTAACGCGGACGAATATGATATTTTGCGTCAAAATATGGTGTGTCGACCTGGGGAGTGTTCCAACGGTTTCTTACCAAAAAATTATAAAGATCAATGTAAACCGTCGTATAGAATATGCGGACAAGACGTTGATATAGGTCTTCTTTCGAATTCACAACTTTTAGTAAAGTGTCATAGCGGCGAGGAGGACCTTCCTGATTTTATGAGAACAGGAGAACAAAAGGGTAGATCGAGGTACGAACGTGAAAAAAATAGAAGACGCGAAAAAAAACGCGAACCACCTTTCGATAAAGGGTTACTCAGTAAGACACCTATCAAATCCTGGCCTAGACGGTGGAGTACAGACGATAAAGATGCACAGTATATAGTTGGTTACACTGTCACTTCAGCAGCCTCGTGTTTGTTATGTGCAGGTGGACTTTTTATGTGGATGGGTAAAGAATAAAATGTAAGTGGATATTAGTATGTGGAAGAAGATAATATCATCCGTAGGTGATGATCAACCTGATTATAGAGTAATAACTGATATAAAAAGGGCTGATCATGAAACCAAAATGAATACATGTAAGACAAATGATAAGATCAAAAATGATAAGGAAGATACAAAGAAGAACAAATGTCGACACACGGATATCGAATTAGCTGGGTACAATAAATATTTTTACCATTTTTTAGGTAAAAGGTATTGTAATACGGATGATGGTATGCTCGACGATTGGTGTAGTTGTTATAACATAATGGCAAATAAGTGTGAGGGTAATTCAAATATACCAGGGTGTAGCGAAACTAAAGATGTTTGGAAAGATATAAATGACCATTTACCCGAAAAGGATAGGGCACAGTTCGAAGGTATGCGTCAGTGTATCGGTAATTCGTGTGTTGGTTTCAAGTATAGACCGGAAAATTATAACAAGAATTGTGATAGAAACGTATTAATATGTAATGCTAACCTTGAAGTAGGTGGTAATATAATAGGGAGTAACGTATCTATAAACCAAGATTGTAGTGTTAAGAGCGATCAAGTACCCGAACCTGTTATTACGAGTTCGAGTGAATTAGCTAAAGGAACACTCGTTGAAAAGATATTTAAGTTTGAAGAAGATAAGGAAAAAAGTCTCGTTCAAAAAACGTATTTCAGGTACATATCAACACTATCGTCCATGTTATGTATGGGTATAGGTGGGTTCGTGATGGTTAGTATTGCTTAAATAAAATATTTATACATAGAAATGGCGACATGTTCAGGTCAATGGGTATATGATACTAGTTCCAATATACCTCACGTAGTTTCGGGTGAATGTCAAGAAGCTAATCTCGATACACATGCCATTGAGTATTGCGATTCATCGGATGGTATGAAAAACGATTGGTGTGCGTGTTATAATACAACCATAGAAGGTAGGTGTGATATTGAGCCAAATATACCAGGGTGTAATGAAACATTAGACTTAGCAAATAAATTAAAAGATAGTTTAACGAGCGAACAAAGAAAACAACTCGATGGTATGCGTCCGTGTTGGAAAAGTGTGTGTGCGGGTAATCGATACATGCCAGATGAGTGGGATAAAAATTGTAACAAATCGGTCGTTATATGTAATGGCAAAGTAGATGTTGGTGGTGCAATTTTAGGGAGTAGTGTAAAAGTTAATCAACACTGCGTTGATGAAAATACAGAAGGTAATCCATTATCGAGTACTATAGGTACGACTGATTATACACCAGGTGAGGCTGACGAAAAAGAAAAGGAAAGAAAAGTATCAGAAAATATCGAAAAAGTGTTTAAATTCGATGAAGATCAAGATAAAAAAGTATACCAAAAAAGGTACGTACAAATAATGTTAATTGTTTTGGTATTAGTATTTGTATCTTTACTCGGACTCGGTATAATTGTTATATAAAATCACATTTTTTATTACAAATAATATATAATTCTATAGTAATAAACAATGGGAGGCGGTTGTAGTCGTGAAGATCACCCCGAAGGTGGTTATGTTTTTCACCATAAAGATTTAAGATCTGTATTCAACGCGGCTGCACATCCGGTGGAACACCATACTTCTGGTGGATCCACTATAAACGCATCGTTTCCGTATTTAAGAGATAACATAATGAAAATGGATGGAGGTGCTTTAAGAACGAGTAGTGATTGTGATGGCTGGCATACGAATGATATGGATTCGATTTTTATACATGGAGACGCTCTAACAGAAAATGGTAAACGCGCCGTTATTTATCTTAGAGGTAAGGATGATGATAAAAACACCTGGATTTATACACATAAGGAATCTACTGGGTGGAGAAATGTCGGTCCCATGAATTATTACAATACTTATGTCATTAAAGAAAACCACTATGCTGAAGAACCAAAAGCAGATGAGGTATATATAGATAAGCATATACCTAAAACACAACCAAATGGAGGATGGGACTATGATTTTGTGAGTAAGAAAGATAAAATTATAGATAAATATAGTCCGGAGGCGATTGAAAGTAAATCCGGGTGGATAAGAACCGGTGTTTTTAGGTTTATATACAATAGACAAGCTATAGAAAGATTACATAAAAAACCCGAATTCAGAGGTGATTGGGGAAGATTAACAAAGATGTATTGTTACGGTGATATAGATAATAGAATAGATCATAAAGTTGGTATAGGGTATATGAAAAACGCCGAAGGGAAAGAAGTTGATCTAACGTGTTTAGCGACAGATCAAAGTCTTGGTGATAAATATTGTAGAGGACCAAAAGAAGGTGATGATGCTGGTTCAAATATAGAAAAAACTATATGTAGAGCGTATGACGATTTTGAACTCGTTGCGAGTCAGTATTGTAAGACCGACGCCAGAAAAACAAAAGATTTTTGTGGGTGTGCCAATGCAGTCGAAATTGATTATTGTGATAATTTTGGTGAAGCTGGTACTGTTCCCGGGTGTGCTGAAACCGAAAGTTTATGGAAGGAAATTAATAACGGTTTGATGGATCGCGATAAAAGATTTTTCAAAAATAGACGTAAGTGTCACGAAAACGTGTGTAATTCTTCGAGGTACCAACCAACCGGGTGGGAAAACGGGTGCGATGCATCATACGTTGTGTGTACAAATAACGCTAACATAAAAGGTGACTTGATAAATAGTAATTATTCGGTCACACAAGATTGTAAAATTAACACAAAAGGTGAAATGGAATACGACGGTAATGTAGGTAAAAGAACACCCGAAAATATATTTGTTGACGATGCAACTAAAGAAACCAAACTTTTTGAAAAAATATTTTCAGTTGAGGGCGAAAAACACGATGCATGGTATGAAAGGCGAATGTACCATATCATGTCATCTTCGTCCTCGTGTATTATTGCCATATTAATGGGTATGGGTTTGATAGTTATTTAAAGAAAAAACATACGTTATGATTATAAGAATGTGGTGTTGGTGGTGTTGTCATACATTTGAAGGTGTACCTTTGAGTATGCCATATAAACACGATGAACGGCGTAATAAGTTTTATACATCGGGTAATTTCTGTTCGTGGAGTTGTATGAAAACGTACGTTATCGATAAGTACGGGTGTAATCGAGGTGGTCTTATATGTGGTAATATGGTTATGATGCGTCGAAAAATCTTTGATAAGATAGGACCGATAAAAAAAGCACCACGAAGACAAAGATTATTAGAGTTTGGAGGTGACATGACAATAGAAAAGTTTAGAGAAAATAACGTTACCGATAAAGGAATTCCTAAAGAAATAGACACTGAACCTGTGCGTGATATAGTTATACCCATACACGATAACACAAAGAAGATGAACGATATTAAAATAGCAACGGGTAAAAATGAAACATTACGTTTGAAAAGGGAAAAGCCACTCAAACGAAACGAAAATAATTTAGAATCGGTATTAGGCTTAGTTATTAAGCCCAAATCCTAGTTTCCGTCTTTGTTTATTAGTCGGAACAGATTTTGGTATATGTATATCTTTATAAGAATTTATCCATTTCGTACCATCATATGCGATCCATTTTATATCGTATTTTTCTATAATTTTTCGACACATAACACACGGTAGTGATATACCGTCACCGTAACTGGTTTTACGACGTATCACTAAAGTTCCACATTTTCTATTAAACCAGGATGCAAATTGGTGATTTTTGTACCCCTTTTTTAAAAAATCGCGTTTTAAATTAGTTATTATACGTCTTTCTGCACAGCATATACAATCACTTCTAGTAACATTTGATAATTTGGTAGTATAAGTTGTCACTGTTGTGAATGACATTTGTTTATACGAGCGAATTATTTTTAATATCGTTACAATTATTACACATATTTCCACAATATACGAATGAACAATAGGTACATTCGTTTAATGTTTTAATTTTTCGTTTTACGAGTTTATTTTGAGAATACATAATTAGATCCTTAACGGTATAAATTCCGTACATTACCATTGTTTCTAAATCTGGGAACTTCATCTGTATTTAATATACGAGTAAAAACTTTATGTTATATTTTTAAGCAGACAAGCACCCAAACATTTTTTTGCATCCAGCACTTGTTTTTAACATGAGTGCAAAACTATCAATCATACCAGGAACCATTGCTTTTAGAAGTGTTTCGAATTCCGTATCTGTATCGCCTTCATCAATTTGTTCGATGATTGAGAAAATCAAATCCATGACGAGTTCTTTCTTATCTGGTCCGGAAATCGTTTTAAGGTTATTTGCTTGGAGCATGAGTGTAGAAACCAAAACACACACGTTTTCCTTTGTGATACGTTTACCCTTATACCTTTCGACAATTTTCTTCATTTCTTGTGCGACTTCCTTAGACTTTTTAGATTTGGAATCATAATTTGCAATAATTTTTTCCGGTGGTGCTGACATTTTATATAATTAGATAAATTAATTTCTTTAATTAATGTAATGGACACAGACGATAAAATTGCTTTTGTTGCTATAGTTATTGGTTTAGCTCAGATGGTCATGTTATTGAATAAATTAATCAATACCGATGATATTTCTTATTACAGTGTAAATTATGTTGTAGCTGGTATAGCTGCTAGTTTACTTTGGATCATTTATCAATACAGAAAAGGTGCTAACTTTTCTGTTGCATATTCAACAGCTGGTTTATTTATTGGTTTGTATATTTTACAAAGGATATTAAAGGAGAAAAAAGATAATAAAAAAGAATAAAATGCAATCTATATTAAGAACCACGAATACACACTTACCTACTATTAAACTATCAAAACGTAAATCTTCAAGAAAATTATCTTTAAAAACACGTGCTTCTTCGAAAGACGACGGGGGTATAAATTGGAAATATGTCGAAGCGGTTAATGGACGTGCTGCAATGTACGGAACGATTCTCGGTGGAGCTAATTGGGGACTTACGGGTTTGAATGTTATCGAACAAACACATTATTTACCGTTATCTATTTTGGGCGCTGGTTCTTCTTTGATAGCCATAGGTACCATGACAAATGCCGTTGGTAAGTTATCAGAGGAGGATTTCGAAACGTTCGCGTTAATTAATACGGGGCGTGTTGCTATGGTATGTTTTTCTGGACTCGTTGCCGCTGCTATTGCCGGTGTCTAACATACTAACATCTGTATTTGATAAAATGTACGCTAAAAAATGTACCATTTTTATTTTTTCATTTAGACTAAATGTTCCTGCCCTACGCATCACGTGGGCCAAGAGTATTAGCATTAAATGTATGGATTCGCATACTTCCATATATATTATTTGTTTATTTTAAATCACCCCCGCGTTACGCTTCTGTTTGAAAATGAAAGCAGCGGAACCAATGAGTGCTAAGAAGTAAACAATTATACCAAATGCGCCCATACCTGTAGCCGCATCATCTTTATCACTATCTGGGCATTCTTGTCCGAGAGCTAAAGTCATGGCCGAACCGATGGCACCCATGATACAATACAAAGAGGCTAGTACTTTTTCCTGTGTAGATGCACCCAATACTCTTTGGAGCAATAAAATAAATGGTATAGCTGTACCTAAAGTTAATGTGTGACTCAAATACATTTTAATATTTTTCCATTTAGTGCTCGTGTGCATCTCATCACATTTGTCGAATACTTTTATACCGACACCTGATATAGCTGCGTATACACCAGCCAATACAACTGTCATACCTATTAATTTCCAACTTGGTGTTTTTTCAGTGTTCATTTTTTACTGTAGACTGAGAAAATAATATTTTCCAAATCATATTTTGGTTTCCAATTTTGTACGCGTTTGTACGCGTCAAATTCCTTTTCTTTTTTGTATGGTTTGTAAAACTTATTCGATACTTTTATAACAATTTTGTTATCGACCATACCAACTTCGTTTATATTCTCACCTTTCCATGTTATTTGTTTACCCATATATTTTAACGTGAGTTCTATCATTTCGCGTATCGTGTGTTTTTGTCCTGTTGATACTACATAATCGCCTGGTTCTTTATCTTGTAATATTAACCACATAGCTTCAACGTAATCTTCGGCGTGTCCCCAATCCTTATATGTGTCGATATTACCGACTTCGACGTGTTCAATTTCACCTATCATAACCTTTTTTAAACCATTTATTATCTTTGGTGTTACGAACTTTTCACTTTTGTAAGGAGATTCGTGACTGAATAATATACCGGAAGAGACGTGAAACCCGTGTACGTTTCTATACATTTTTACAATCAGATCTGCGGATATTTTTGAAATACTATAAATGGTATCCGGATTATGTAGAGTTTCTGAAGAAGATGCCTGAAATATTTTACATTTATCACTTAATTTTAATTCTTTCACGATCTCTAGAATCGTGAGTATACCAATGGAATTAACGTGAAACGTTTCTATAGTGTTACTTACTTTTATACCTGTATTTACCTTAGCGGCTAAGTTATATATTTCAATATTTTCAAAATCCTTGTATTTCAATAAAAGCTTGTAAAAGTTTTTTTTATCTAATACGTTGATTTTGTAACCTTCGACCGTGTATTTTTTCCTGTGTAAAAACTTTGATAAATATTTACCGTCTTGTCCTAGATACCCTGTTATTATGGCAACATTCATTTAAAGAGTAAATGTATAATATCTTTAAATGAAAGTTACATCATTTGGTTCGTGTCGCACAGATAGTGTTGCTTATTCTTCTAATTTAAGTTTAGACATATCTTATACACACTGCACAAAGGAAATTATACAACTCATAAAATATATAAACGGTGACATAAAATTAGAAAATTCTTACGATAGGTTTTGTATGAGAAAATCTATAATGAATAAAGAATCCATGAAATATGAATCCAGTTTTAAGGAACGATTCGATAAAACTGATGTTTTTGTATTAGAAATTACATCCATGAAAAAATACGTATACAAAGATAGATATTTTTCGCACATGGCGGTAGATAAGCGTCTTTTTGATAAAGATTATAAGAATACACCTGAACACATAATAAATGAAACAAATGTTATTTTACAAACGGACGAAGAAATTGAAAATGATATATTAGAAATACAAAAACTTGTGTTTCCTCGTCCAATCATAGTAGTTTCACACGTAAACGTAACTTATAAAGGTAATAAATTGGAAAAACGAGATTATTTAATTAAATTGCTCGATAAAATATGTAAAAATAAAAAAATAATGTTTATTAATCCAACAAAATTGTTATCTCAATTTGAACAATATGATATAATGGAGCCAGATTTAGGGCATTTTAATCCTATAACTAAACATATAGTTAATAATCATATTAACTTGTGTACTTCTTATATTTTTAAAAAAGGGGATTTTTATAAAAGAGATCCTATATTATTACAACCTTAAGCTTTCGATGATAGATGTAAATAATCTTTCTATCATATATTTGGTAACAAATTGGCTATTTCCAATATATACACCGTTATAGTGTAATATATCAGCATTCGGTGCCGTGTACGTATCTTTCCATTTGTGTAAAAATGGGTGTTTCAATAAATTTCCAGAAACAATTGGTCTATGTTCTACGCCCAAATCGTTTAAAGCATTGACAATGGTGGGTCTATCATCCCTATTCTTACACACGATTGGGAATGCGTACGAACTGTTTGAACTATTGGTATCTGGTATATAAAAATGATCTTTATAATGAATAAGTTTTGTGATAAAATATTCGTAATTATCTTTGCGTATTTGAATATTTTCATCGAGACGCTTGAGTTGTTCTATTCCTAGAACTGCATTGATTTCGGTATTTTTAAAATTGTACCCATCGGTTAAGAATAAGAATGATGGGTTTATATCCGGGTATTGTGACGTAACTTTATCATAATTTTCGGGTAAAAGGTGGCGCGCGCACCCATGGTTCCTTTTGAGTCTCATAAGTTCGTAAAGTTCGGTATTATTTGTACACACCATACCACCTTCGATCGTAGTCATGTGATGTCCAAAATAAAAACTGAATGTTGACCCTGTCCCATGTCCTCTTTTTCTACCGGACGGTTCTTTTACGCCATGAGATTCGCATATATCTTCCAAAAATATAGCGTTTGGATACTTTTCTTTGAGTATATCCATTGGTGCATTAAATCCGAGTAAATGAGTTACGAATACGATTTTTATATCGTTATCGATCGGTAATTTTTCCGTGTCAAAACTATAATCGTTCAAGTTTATATCACAAAAAACTGGTTCGAGACCTAATTGAAATACTGGCGCTACGTTTGTAACCCACGTACACGCGGGTACAAGTACTTTAGACCCGTCTGGTATTTTATAGTGTTCTTTTACGGCTGATAAAAGAAGTGTATTTGCCGTACTACCGGATGTAACGAATAAAGAATGTTTACACGCGAGCCATTCACACCACTTTTTTTCAAATTCTGCAACTTTTTTACCACACGTAAATTTATCTGTTGACGCTATGAATTCGATAAGTTTTATCTTATCGGATTCAGTAATAGCACTTTTCATTAAAGGCCAAAACATATTTTTATAATGAAATGGTTTATAGCTTTAAGTTTGTAAAGATTTGTAATATTCGTCTTGTTTAGTCATTCTCTCTACAGTTTTAATATGATATAGGGCTATTTCTGGAGATTCACTTATTTTTAATATTTCATTCGTACCTGTAACTATTTCATGTAACCCCTTCGACCATTTAATCTCTGGTGTATTTTTATAGATTCGACCTTGATAATCCGGCCAATTTATCCAACCACAATTATTTATTTTAAAACTAAGTTTTTCTAACCATTCTTGTGTAAACCCTGGACATATGTTAATTCTTGGTATGTGTATGAGCTCACACTTATTTTCGTATATAACCGATTTGATATTTTTAATAAGTACTTCTTGTGGCATTTCATCTGCATCGATAACAAATATATAATCACCTTTACAAACACTATTATGAAAGTTTCTGTGATCTGAGAAATTACCACAAAATGGACGTTCAGAAACGCTTATATCTTTTTCAAACGTTTTTAATACATCGTGTACTTCGTCCGTAACATTGTTAGTATCAACAAGTACATTTATTTCGTCAATTGGTTCTTTTACCTTTTTCAGAAACGAAATGAGGGAATACAATTCATTCGATTCGTTACATACAGTTATTGCATACGATATACTTAACGTTTTGTATGAAAAATAATTTTTATTTATTTTTTCTAAGTCTCTTAAGATTTTCATATTATTTAGAGTGTGACTTTGTGCGGTTGTATTTGAGTCTTTTGCTGCAACATGGTGGAGTGCATTTTCATCGAACCCGTATTCGAGTTGTTTTAATTTACCGAGGTTACACTCTTTTGTAAAAATAGTTCGTCTTTTAATACCGTGTTTTTCAAGTAAGTTTGATATTAACATATCATCATTCCATGTAATACTTAATAGTTTTCTAAACTCTGGGAGTATTGTACGAAGCCACTCTGTTTTATACATACACGAACCATACGCTTCTAAAACATCAACAGGTGGTTCTACATGATTTCTTGGGTACTGACCCTTGAAATATGTATCAAAGTTAAACCCTGATAAACCCCATACACTTTCAGGTTTATTTTTATTAAAATTTTCAATTAAATGAATTATTAAATCGGTTTGGTATATCGTGTCGTCATTAACAACTATGAGTATATCGGCATCACTTTTTTTAATAATAGGAGCAAAAGCCGATGTACCCGGACCCAGATCTTCACAATCCGTATTGATTATAACTTTAGGTCCAAAATTTTCGTATGGAAAAATCCCATCCCAATTCGGAAACCTATTGTATTTTTTGGGTATATTAACCCATATTTCATCAAAATTTTCAAGTTTTTTCAAATTTTCTATATAATCTGTTACGTATTGGAATCTAGGTGGTATAGTGGTAAAGCTGAGTATTGTTTTCATGTAATATTATTTAAAGTTTATTCTATAAGCTGTATTAGTACAAAAAAAATAATATCACGATAATATAATGCTCGGTACTGAAATAGAACATATTGATGGTCTTAGTACGTCCAACACAGACAATATGGCTGAACTCGAAGATATTTTAAAGTATTGTCAAGTGGGACGAGATCAATGTTCTAAAGTCGTTATGGATGAATACACAGCCTGTGATAAGATAAGTAAAGAGGTGATAGTTTGGTATTCGCATAATAAAAAGGTACTCAAACAGATGAACGATTGGGCTTTACTTTATAAAGATGAATTTATAGAATATGAAAATAAGGTGAAGGAAGTTCAGAAACGGGTAAAAAAATTAAAAAAGGATGTAACTACTAATACATCTTAAGAATTTCGGCAACAGCAGGGTGTCGCAAGATGTCATACGTTTATGATAAGAAGTATTAACGCGAGTATCATCTTATCATAAACACACACAAAAAATATATAGGAAAATAGTAGTTATGACAGTGCGTACTCTCATTTTTTCAATGAGACCGTTCTCTTCAATAACACGGAAACGAGTTTTGGAAATAACGGAATCGGCGGCACCACACATTCGCGAACTATTGGAAACGAATTCGAAACCGTACCTTAAAATTAGTGTTCTGACGCGCGGGTGTAATGGTATGATGTACACAATGAACTACGCAGACGAAAAGGATAGAGGAAAATACGACGAGGTCGTGGAACAACACGGCGTAAAGGTTATCGTAGATTCGAAGGCGTTATTGTCTATAATGGGAACACGCATGGATTACGTACGCGACAAACTCAAATCGGAGTTTACGTTTGAAAACCCAAACGCGAAAGCGAGTTGTGGGTGCGGCGAATCCTTTACGGTATGAAAATATTTGTTAAATATAAATGTTCGTACGATATATTAGGTTTATATGTAGAAGGTATCACAAAAATGTAGTTTATCATTACGAAAACCCTAAAAACGTTGGGTCTTTTGATATACATGATAAAAATGTGGGTACCGGTATAGTTGGAGCTCCAGCGTGTGGAGATGTTATGAAATTTCAAATACGTGTTAATTCTGATGGAATAATAACAGATTCCCGATTTAAAACGTTTGGGTGTGGATCCGCTATAGCGAGTTCGTCTGTGTGTACGGAATGGGTTAAAGGTAGACATAAAGACGATGTAAATATAAAAAATAAAGACATTGCTAAATATTTAAATTTACCTCCCGTAAAATTACACTGTTCCATGCTCGCGGAAGATGCTATTCAATCTGCTTTAACTGATTTTAATAATAAAAATTCTTAATACATCTTAAGAATTTCGGCAACAGCAGGGTGTCGCAAGATGTCATCGTTCTCCATGGTGACATGTTCGATATAGTTTAGGTTTAAACCGTCTATCCTACTTACAAGGTCTTCGAGACCACTTTTATCACCTAGATCACTTTGTTTTAAATCACCTGTTATTACCAATTTTGTATTTTTACCAAGCCTTGTTAATAACATTTTCATTTGATTACATGTACTATTTTGCATTTCGTCTGCAATTATGTATGCATTATCAAATGTTCTCCCACGCATAAAACCCAATGGTTCTATGTGTACGTGATGTTCGAGTTGTCCTCTCGTTAAGTAATTTTCGAAAACGTCTATCATTGGTCTCGTCCATGGTTCCATCTTTCTTTCCATTTCTCCAGGGAGGTATCCCATATCCTCATCTGCACCCACAATTGGACGTGTCAATACTAATCGATTAATGTCTTTATTCATTAAACTTTCAGTTGCTAATTGACACGCCAACATAGTTTTACCTGTACCTGCAGGACCTGTTGCTATTATAATAGGTTTATGTGATTGTAGGATTCGCATATATTTACACTGACCAGGTGTTTTGGGAAAGTTCATGAGTTTAAACTAACTTAAGGTTTTTTTTTCTAATAATATAATACAATGATACTGAGCGGTATCGGGAACCTGTACGTTACTAAACCGGTTAAAAAAAGTAGAAGGAACGTGTCAATAAAATGTGTATCCAATGATGATTATTCTGACCAAACTTTTGAAGATGTTAATACCATGTTGGTAAAATATTTTACGTTTAGATCTGTACAGTATACAATGGGACAAGTTTACCTATTGGATACATCTCTTATGAAACTGGAATTCAATTGGTTATGTGATTTTGCAAATGAGAATAAACCAAGTTCAGGTGATCCTTTTATAGAAGCTTTATACGATGCGGGAAAACCAGAGTTTGCAAATAGAATAATGGCAAATAGAGATGGATTAATGAGGAGGTGGTTATACGAAATAAGTTCTACTGGTGGTTTAGATATAGGTATAGAAATGACTAAACACAATATGGAAGTGTCGAGAAAACAATTGGATAGATCATTAAATGCAACACCGGAACCGAGTAGGTCTTTGGATGAAGTATAAAGTTATATTGGTATACTGTAAGTATGAAGTTTCATTTTATAGGTATTTTAAAAGGTGGGTACACGACAATTACTGACCCAAATGGTAAACCTCGTATAATTTGTTTTAGTAAGAAAAGTATGGCTAAAGAATGTATAGATTATATGAGCAAATATCGTTCATCTTACGGTGTATGGCCGGACATGAATTTAGAAAACCCTGTTTCGCGTATAAATCCGGATAAAGATGTTAAAAAAAGAACACCTGAAAATATAAGGAAATATATTTTCACGGAACAAAAGGTAAAGAGTCAACTCGATGAAATG